CCTTAACTTATGAGGATTGGCCGACAGTCGGCACAGAGTACGGATCGCATTTATCCCGCAGAACATATAGTAATAAATTCAGAATTGATTTGCCTTATGCTAATTTATTATCAGTCGAATCAGTAAAATTAAACGGTGTCGTTACTCTCGCAACTGATTATAGAGTGATACCAGGTAAACCCGCGCAAATTCAATTTGATGAAATTGGATATAATGAGGTTGATAACGCAGCACTTGAAATTGTGTACAGTGCTGGATACGGCCCTACATTTGCTAACGTGCCATCTCCAATCATTCAGAGCATTGTTATGGTTGCAGCATACATTCATAATCACAGTGGTTGTGATATGGGTCAAGCTATTAGCGGATCGGGCGCATCACAAATGTTACGCCCTTATGCTGTCATGGGTGGGATGGTTATATAATTGCTTACACTGGTCTAACCAGTTAAACTATACACATATATAACATACTGGCTCAATAATGAAGTGCTGCAATATTAAATCCAGCGATCTAAATCGCAAAGTTCAATTGAATAAACTCGTGACGGTTTCAACCGCAACAGGTGGATTTTCTGAGAGCTGGATAAAAGTTGCTGACGTTTGGGCAAAGATTAAAAATACAACAGGCTCGGAGTTGATGCACGCTGATCAACTTGGCTCAGTTGCTTTTAGTGATTTCACAATTCGTTATCGTGCCAACATTGACGAGACCATGCAACTAGTATACAGGTCTACTGAGTTTCAAATCAGGCACATAAATAATATTGAAGAACAAGACCTATACATGACTGTAAAAGCTGAACGGGGCGTATCACAATGACCGTTAAAGTCACAGGCGTTAGGGATTTCAAAGTCGCTATGCGTAGGCTAGGCGCGTCATTTAATAATGCTGTTGATGATGGCGTATTTGTTACTGCTAATGAAGTGCGTAATTATGCTATTAAATCAATACAAGAATCATCACCAGGTCAAACAGTACAAAGGTCCAAACAAGGTGGCGGCGGTTCATATTCTCACGTAGCAGCGGCACCAGGCCAAGCGCCTAATACTGATACAGGTAAACTAGTCGCAAGCATTGCAGTAGAGCCAACAGGTGATATGCGTTACGCTGTTGGAAGCAGCCTTCCCTATGCGACATACTTAGAGTTCGGAACATCTCAAATGAGTTCGAGGCCGTGGCTAAACCCCGCGTTAAATGCTAAGGGTTTTTTAATGTCTGACAATATAGCAAAAACAGTGCAGATCGCAATTGACAGGATCGCGCAATGAGTTCACTGGTGCAGATCACAACTGCAATTATTGCAAAGTTAAAAGCTGATGCAGCATTGACCAGCCAGTTAACTACATACGCATTGTCGCCAGCGGTATTCACTCACGTACCACAAAAGCTAGGAGCTTACCCTTATGTCGTATTATTTGATATTGGTATTGATGGTGCAGACAATGATGCGAACTTGGGTTTTGACGGTGCATTAAACATACATAGCTGGTCAGACAATCGAGACATGTTAGTAATCGGCAATATACAAAAAGCGATTTACGATGCGCTACATCACGCAGAATTAACAATGACAGGTTATAACCTTGTCGAATTACATCAAGAATTTACAACTATATTGCGCGACCCTGATGGTATAACCCTTCACGGTGTACAGCGATTTAGAATCATATTACAAACTAACTAAACGAGGGCTTTACCATGACCGCAGGTGTCGGATTCGCAGGGAGAAAAGTAACATTGACAATTGGCGGTGTGGGCAACATTGCCATCACAACTAAAGGCTTGTCAATGAATAACGAGATGATTGACGTGTCTAGTGATAAATCAGACGGTTGGGCAACAGCATTGGCTGAACCTGGTAGTAAATCGATGGAATTATCATTCTCTGGTATTGTCGAGAATCTTAATCTATTAATGTCTACAGTTAACAACACGAGCCAGATTTATGCTTGTGTATTGACGTACCCAGAGGGTTCAATTGTTGCCGGTGATTTTAGTTTTGGATCATTTAGTGATACTGGCGATTATAACGAAAAGTACACATTTGAAGCGTCTATGGCGTCATCTGGTCAAGTAACATTTACAGCGGGAACCTAAAAAATGGCAGGCATTAAAAGAGAATTAACAATCGGATTCAAGGGCGAATCCTACGACATTAAACTTACGATGGATTTGATTAATCGTATTGAGATGCAAGGGGTAAACCTGTTGAAGCTTCAACTATTAGTTGATGAATCAGCGATCCCCCCAACAAGTTTACTGTCCTCTTTTTATGCCCTGCTACTGCAATCTGCTGGCGTCGAAGTTGATGCGGAGGACGTGTGGGGTGAGCTTATAAATACTGATCCAATCGGTTTGATCAATGCAGCTAAAACCGCACTGTCTGCAATGTTTCCCAGTAGTAAGGAAGATCCAATTGTAAAAAAGCCTCGGCCAAAAGCGGCGAAAAGCTAGACGATTACCCGTATCATATATTGTACGCCCTAGCTGTTAGCAATTGGGGCGTACAACCTAGTGAATATTGGCGTATGTCACCGCGTGAGCTTGGCGAAATAATGAGATATAACACACCACCAGAAACACACAATGGCATAAACATTGAATTCTGGGATGAACTACACGAACGCTCGAACGGCGAAGGATTTATTTAATGGCTGGCAAGATTGATGGCGTATTTGTTGAACTAAAAGCAACAGTTGATGATGCTGGTGTAGTTAAAGCTGAACAGAAAATAACTAATTCTGCAAAGAAGATACAGCAGGCATTTAAAAACACAGATACATCATTATCAAGGACCAATACCCAACTTGCTAGACAGAGTAAAAACACAGCAAAAAGCGCAAAATCAATGGGCGGCATGGGCCGATCTGCTGGTCAAGCGTCAATTCAATTGCAACAATTTACAGGTCAAGTATCTGGCGGCGTCAATCCTTTAATAGCATTCAGCCAACAAGCAGCGGATTTAGGGATCGTGATGGGTGCGCCTTTGCTGGGCTCGATTGTCGGTATAGGTGCGGCTATTGGTGTTATTTTATTGCCTGAACTATTCAAGTCTAAAAGCGCATTGCAAGAATTAGAGGGTATAGCCGAAACTCTGGGCATGTCACTAAAGAAATCGTCGACCGGAGTTGATCAACTATCTGAAAGCATAGAAAAATTAGCGGCGGTCAGTGCGCCACTTGCTAGACTACAGATCGCATCATCAATTCAGGATGCAGAAAAGAAAATAAAAATTGCAGCTCAGGGCATTAACGATTCAATGATCAATTTAGGTGCGGGCGCTGTAAAGCTTGACACACTAAACAGGATCGGCGGAAACGTTGACGACTTATATAAGAAGCTGCAAAACTTCCACAATCTACCAGGTGACTTAGGGCTTAACCCAGTGCAGCTAGTCAATACTAGAATTGCATTTGAGCAAGTAGCCGAAAGAATGGGGATCACTACTAGTCAAGCTGGTGGGCTGATAATTGCACTTAAAAAGGTGCAGAAAGAAAGTTCAGTATCAAATATCGCTGCATTAGAATCAACATTATCGAGATTAAATGACGAGACCGGAGGCGGTAGTGAAAAGCTAATTGAGTTTGCTAAATCATTCCTGCCATTCTTTAAAGCGGCAAGGGAAGGAACGGACGAGCTTAACACACTTAGAATGGCTTTTTCGGACTTGTTTGGGCAACTTAAAAAGCCAGAAGAGGCAAAGGCGCTAACCGAAGCTGACGTTGTAGCTAAATCATTGACACAGCAAGTTGCACTCGCTAAAGCTGAACTTAACGGTGGCACTGATGCTGCCAGACGTTTAGCACTTGCTTTTGAGTTAGGATTAAAGTCATCGGGTGCATTGCCTGAAAGTATAGCGGCATCATTGACAGAGCTGGAAAAAGTAGAAGCTCAACAGGTCGCAGGCGAAGAAAGAACGCGCGAAGAATTACAGAAAACCGCACAATTAAAGGCGGAACTAAAAGCGCAGGAAGCAAAAACGACAAGTGAATTTGAAAAGTTAGAGTCTAGTTTTGGCACTGAGCTTGAACAGATAGAAAGTAAACTGATCGCAGAAAGAGAATTAACTAAAGCATATTTTTTACTAGAATTAGAAGATGCTAAAGGTAATGCGGATGCACTACTAGCAGTTGAACAACGTAAAGCAGATGCCACGGCAGCAATTGAAAAGAATGCATCAGACGCAAAGGCAAAACTTGAGCAAGCTAAAAAGCAAACGACTCTAGGCTATGCATCATCAACCTTTGGCGCATTATCGTCACTGATGAATACTGAGAGCCGTAAATTATTTGAGATAGGCAAGGCGGCAGCTATTGGTCAAGCTATAGTTGATGGGTATGCGGCTGTATCTAAAACTATGGCAAGTGTTCCGTACCCTTTCAACGTCCCATTAGCAATAGCTCAGGGCGCAGCAAGTGCGGTGCAAGTTCAAGGCATAGCAAAACAGAAGTTCGGCGGCTCAGGTGGCGGTGCTGGTACATTTAGCGCAGGAATGCCAGCAGTCAGAACAACTGATGCGGGTAGTGCGGGCGGTGGCGGCAATCAGAATATAAACATCAGCGGCATTGATAGAAATAGCTTGATCAGCGGCGGCCAATTAGTTGACACACTTAATCAAGCTCTAGGCGATGGGTTTACGATTAATTTTGCTGGGGGTTAATTTGCCTATACTGGTCTAACCAGTTAAAATGATATAAAACCAATTTAGGATTATAT